TGGTCTCACCATCCTGCAGGCCAGTAATAAGCGCGATCAACGAGCCGGAATTAGCTCCCGCCGTGAATATCGCGTTTGTCGGGCCGAGTGGCGTGACCCCACCGCCCTCTGAGGGGGCGCCGTACCCTCGGCCGAGACCAATTCCAAAACCGAAACGTGGAGCAAGAACACTCATTAGCGCGTCTCCCTCCAGCCACGCACAGCGACGTCCGTTGCAGCTTCCGCTTTCACATAAACAGTGTCAGCTGCATCGATATCGAGCACCAGTTCACGCGTACGATCGCTGGTAAGAAGAACATAATCCTGTGTGTTTTCCGCCGGCGCGCTCTGGCCAATGTGGATACGGACTGGACTGGTCGTCACAACCTGCACTCCGAAGCGCTTGAAGCCCGAGCCCACGACGAGAGGCTGCCAGGTCAAACCACCTGCAGCACGAAATGTATTTGCCATTTAATATGCCCTCAGCCTTTTCCGATCGCGCGGAAGAATGGAATGATTTTGTCTTGCAGCCACAAGATGGCTCCGCCGCCACCTACAAACCCGGCGACGGACGCGCCAATCAGATAGCCACGCCCCATGATTTTCATGCGCTCGAATGTCGCGGCAACATCCTCGCCTTTGGCCACACGTTTGTTCATGGCATCGAGCCCTTCCAGAACCTTGGAAAGATCTCGCTCGATCTTCTCGATGCGCTCATATTGCGCCTTGCGCCGCCCCTCATCTTTTTCAAAATCCTCGAAGAGGCTTTCGACCTGCGTGCTGATGACGGCGACGGTTTTGATTAACTCCAATTCAATTGGATATTGGTGCCGCATTGGAGGTCTGCTCATTTCGCCCCCTGCGCCTGCAGCGCGCGAATGATGTTCGCCTTTTCCGCATTCATTTCCCGGCACTCAGCGAATAGCCGGCGATCCTGCCCCCACAAACGCCACTGCGCATCGTCGGAAGCTTTGGGCGGAATGATCACGAGATCCTTGCACTCGGCCAGCGCAGTCTCTGAAACATGCGCAGTGTGCGGGCGCGTATCAGTTGCCGAGGCGTCCGATCGCGTTGAGAGCGTTCCGCACGCTGTCAGGCATAAACTCGCGACAAGCGGCAATATCATTTTCAGCGGCAGCATTCTTTTCCCTCTCCAGCTCGATCGCCTGTTCCAACGCCGAGTAGCGAACTGCATTGATTATGGATGCATCGAGACGCGCCTTTTCAGCCGCATCGATTTTCGCTTGCGCCACCAGACGTTCTTCATCGCGTTTGATATCCAGACGCCGCTGTTTTTCCTGCCAGACCAGACGCTCTGAAAGCGCCCCCTCTTCGCGCGCCTTTGTGACCTGCAAAGGCACACGACCGGCCAGCAGCTCGCGCACCATCGGCGCGCGATCGATAAGCGGAATGTCGCGAAGAACGGGCACGCCTTCATAGAAGGCCAGCATCAGCAAGATTGCGGGCGCACCAACAACCACGGCATTGATGAGCAGAGAAACGAACCTCATAGGCCGCTCACACAAATTTCGGCCTCGCCCTTGCGTTGGGCATCCCCCATTTCGCGACGTTTGACTAGGCCGTTGACCACCTGCCCGCCAGCTTTGTTCCATGCCGTCTGCGCTTCGCAGCCTCTGCGGTATTGGCTAGCAGCTGCGGCTCGTAGCCGGTTAGCTTCCGCCATTTTGCTTGCGGCTAGAACAAGATCGTCTGCGTCCTTGGCCTTACTGGCTTCGGCCTCTGCTGCATCAGCGTGCGCCTGCATACCGTGCGCCAGCCTGTGCAGCCTCGTAGCCGTAGCTCGAACCATCCCATTGACGCCGAAATTGTAAGCGCCGGACAGCATTGCCGCTTGCACGCCGATTGGAAACGAAGTGTAGCCGGGAACCGCTTTCACAAGTGGCAGGTAGTAATCGTTGTAGATCTGCTCGCGCGTCATTTCCTCGCACTGGGTGCGGGTAAATCGCATGTTCGGCCCGACAGGCTTGCCGTTGATCCGAGTGATGCCTGCGCAGATATCGTAGATCTTTGCGAATTGGTCCCAGTGTGATGTGAGCACCATGCCTTCCCAAGGGAGGATCAGCGCATCCGTAGCGAGAATGACGGCTGGCGGCAGAACGCGCGCGCTTGTGTCCTTGTAGGACTGCCAGCCACCAGCAGCGGCCGCAATCAAAGCGGCTGCAATAGCAGCCTTACCGCGCGTGGTCGGGACGATCTTGTTGATCGGCATCAGAAATACCTTTCTGCGCGATCAGCCGCGCCATGAATGCGCCGCCGACAGACAGAAATGTCAGGGCAGCAAAAATACCTGTTGGAATGGGATAGATGCCGCCGAGCAGCGGCAGTGCGACTTCGAGGCCGGACAGAATTCCGGCAAGCACAATAAGCCGGACGGACCAGGCGCGCTTCAGCACCTGCCGCCAATTGTAGATGAGCATTGGAGTTCTCCAATTAAATCTTTTGGTGTAGCTATTGCTAATGGCTCAACTGCCAGCATAAGGAAGCTTGGGGATCCGAGGGGGCATTAGGGAATGGCGATGGATCTCAATCCCGATCGAAACGACACATTGTCTCGGTTGATCGCCGTTGACGTCCTTAGGATCGTCTCGGTAGCGATAGTAATCGCCTCACACTATGGGATCCTGCCCGATATCGGTATCGGCGGCACCCACGGTGTTGTCATCTTCTTTATGGTCAGTGGCTTCTGCATGGCCTTTTCGATGCAAGGCCGAACAGGATCTTCTTACCTTGCAGCCAGGTTTTGGCGGTTAGCGCCCCTGCTAGTGATCTGCGCTACTGTAACAGCCATCGGAGAACATCTTTTTCCATACTTGAGACCCGACCGGGTACAGACTTGGACAGATTATCTGCGCAACATTACCTGCTTGCCATTTGGAAACATGCTCTGCGACGTCAAAAACCTGGTGAAGCACGGGGAGCCTCGGAACTATTTGTGGGTAGATGGGGCCTACTGGTCTCTTCTCGTAGAGCTGCGGTTCTATATCTTACTTTGGTTCTTAGCCTACGCTATTCGCCTGCGTAATGCCGGGCTGGCGGTAGCTATGCTGGGATTTGTTGCAGGCCTAAACCTCGAACTATCTCTCATCTCCAAAGGCAACGACTTTTTGCAGTATCTAAGCTTCTTTGCTTTCGGCATGGGAGCGAGAGAGATCAAGGATGGGAAAACCGTCGGATATTTAACCTGCTTGCTGGCCTCAGGATCGTTCGTCAGCAACTGCCTGATCGGCACCACAGCCCCTTCTATGGGCCTCAACCTGAATAACATGGCAAGCTACATTGGTTGCTTCGTAATATTCTCCGCCGCTATTTTCCTCATGCCTAATGCCCGAAGCACCATCGTGGGGCGGCTAGGCTTGCTGACGTACCCAGTATATCTGCTGCACCAGGATCTGGGTCTTATGGCACTGGAGTTCCTGAAACCCTCGCTTGGTGATCAACTCGCAACTGCACTCACGACAGCCGCAGTTATAATAGCGGCTGCTGCGGTGTTGGCCTTAGATAAGGCGCTGTCCCCTCGCCTAAGGAGGTCAACGAGCGCAACAGCCCAGATGTTACTCAGAACAATGGCCAAGAAAACTGGGGCAGCTCTGCGCAAAACTCCTGCGGAGTAGGCGCCGATCGATTGCCATTCCGCACCTTTTCAAGCTCTTCAAAAGCATATACCCAGACGGCATCTCTCCACCCCACGAAGGCTTGCGCTTCAGCGGCCCAAGTGTCTACAATCGACCCTGTGTATGTTGCAATCGTGTGACCGCCGTCATAGCCACGCTCTTGAGCTTTAGTGTCAAGACACGCTTGAATTGCTCGTCGATAGTCATCAATCGATGGAGCAGCTGGTACGATCTTAATGATACTCATGGAACCGCCTCCGGAAAAACATCCCATTCAGCGCCGACGCCATCAGTCAAATCCGCCACTTCTACGGACCACGCCGGACGCATAGAGCGATCGGGAAGCTCCTCAACGTTGATAATCTTGAACGGACGACCAAAAGGAACATCCTTCAAGGCGATAGCCATTACGCCATACTGCGCCACGGCTTCTGGTGAAGGGTGCACGACTGATACACCCCCACTCGCATTCAGATAAACGATAACATCTGACATCAAAGTCTCCTACCTAAATGCTGCTGCGAAACAGTACTGAAGGTCAACGGCAGCTCCACCTTGCACGGTGACCACATCAAATCCTGCGGTGGAGGGCACAGTGTTGGTTTGGACATGGGCTACATTTGTACCGGCGACACTGTGTCCCGCTGTAGCCAGCGCCGCGTAGTTCGCATCTGGTAGCGCTGTAGCGAAGTTTACTCGGTAATAACCGACCCCGAGGTCTGTTATGGATGAAACGTTGCCGGACGATCGAATAGACACCGTCCCGCTACCGTTGAAGTTCACCCAAGCCCGAGATGCATAGACAGGAGCAGCCCCACTTGCGCCGAATAGCGTCAACACTTTTGCACTGATCCAGGCCCACAAGCTTACCAATGTAACCTTTTTAAAAGCCCAGGAATTGGCGCTGTCCGCAATTCGTATTTCGTCACCGTCAACCGGCAATGCTTTCGCAGTCAACGTGTGGATGTTGGTATCGGAAGCGTTTGCTTTGGAAGCGATATCTGACAAGTCCGCCTTGTCATCCAACGACTCTGAGAGACCTTGAACATCTTCAAATCCTACCTGTTGTACGATTTGCCCCACAGTCAGCATGACCGTAAGCCCGTCCTTCATTGCAGGGACGAAGTGTTCGCGCGATGGCAGATCGGTCGGGTTCAGTTCATCAATACGAATAGACACAATCTAAGCCTCCGCATTAATGGCTGCTGTAAGCGCGTAAGTGTAATCGTAGAGCAGCGTAAACGCGATCTGATACCGCGTTGCTGGTATTTCCGTCGCCTGCGACCCGGGGAAGGAGGAATACATAACAATATCGCGATCAGGAACATTGCCGTCAGTCGATGCTACCACGATCATGCTGTAGCTCCTCGTCTTTGGGGTTCTCGCCCAGTTCAGAGGCAGCAGAAAGTCAGCTCGCGAACTCCCACCGTTCGGATCCTGGAAGTTTGTTCCTGCCACCCCGGAATGAATGGCGAGTCTCTGTCTGTTGACAAAATTGGTTACAGTGAGCGTGTTGCTCGGATTGGTAGCTATCCGCGCCACAAGCATGTCATCATAGGTGCTATCAAAACCGTCGCTTGCTTCAGGCAGCGCACCTGGATTGTACGCAACATCCGCTACATCCTTTAGCACAAAGCCACCGACGTTGCTCCAACGCAGGTGATAAACCTTGTTCGCCAAAGTGACAAAATCGGTTTCAACAGTCGTGACATTAAAAATACCACGGTGCAGGAAATTGTAACCAGCAGGCACACGCACAGTGCCAGATCCGGGCGAAACGACCGGCAATTTACCGTCGCTGGTCAACACCTCGGGATAGATTGGTAAGCGCGATCGGGCCTGCGTCATTAGCAGATAGTTCTCATCCCCGCCGCCCCCTGTGGCCGCATCGATCAGTTTGCCGATCGCCTGCAGGAGCTGTGTCATATCGGCTTTGCTGGGGTCGATGCCCGCAGCAACGATCACCGCTTCAATCTCGCGCTGCGGAGCTTCGATAGCCAAGGCTGGCACCCTTGATCCGGACACCGCGCCAGGAGTGTTACGGTCCACATAAGCAGCGTTCGGGTCAGCACTGCCGAATGGTGCATTGTATTTCATGGTTGCCTCATAACGTTACGAGAAGTTGATTGCCGTATTCATCGACGATGGGCGTCCCATCCTCGGTTATCAGGCCACTGAGAGTGATCCACGGCTCCAGCACGACCTGTGTCCAGGCTGGTGCCATTTGCCGCAAAAGGCAGAGAATGCGTTCAGCATCACCGATTGAGAAAAGTGGGTCGTAACCGCACTCACCGACACCGCATTCAAAGTAACTGAACGCAGCACCTTTAATGCGGACGATCCAGTAGATTTCCTCGATATAGGATCCTGTGGTGTGCCTACCTCCGCACTCGGAGAAACCACACTCAAACATAGTCGGCTCCTCGATTTCGATTTCGAAACCGTAATCAGCAGCCAGCTGCACGAAGTCTTCAGGGTGCGTTACCCCTTCGGCCCTCACCTTGCGTTCAAGCGCCGTCATGCGTTGCGCGGTGGTTTGTTCCGCATCCGCAAAGCAAGGTTCCGGCAAGCCGTAGTCATTCTCCCATTCAGGAAGAAGTTCGCTTACGCCCTGTAGGCTGGCCTCACGCATCAGCCGCCAGGCACGCGCATACAGCCATTCGAAATCGGAAATCAGCACCCGCGTGAAGCGCGCCAGATTACTGGACAGCGACATTGCCTGCCCGTCCGGTGTTCCCCAGGCAGGACCACTCGGCCAGAAAGATAACGTCGCTGAAATCAGGTCATCATTGCTGGGCGCACTTAACGCGTCCTGGGGATCTGCCATGGTGAGCTTGGCATAACGCTCCCGCCCCGATCGCGTGACCGTGTTGAAAGCTGGATCACGCGCCATAGGTCACCACTCCCGGCACAGGAAATTGCCCGTTGGTGAGAACAATATCGTCGAGTGGCCACGCCAACACATGCCGGTCTTCACCTGTTGCCTGCGAGATAGCTTCCCCGATCCACGAACGGGACAGCGTGAAGGTGTCGCCCTCAATACCGGGTCTGCACTTTTCCAGATACATCGCAGCGAGGCTTGTGTTGATCGCCTCACGAACCTCGGTCGTGTCATTGGCCAACCGGTGGATTTCGACATCGATAGGTAATGGCGTCGGCGCGATAGCAACACTGTCATCGATCCGGATAAGACGCTCTGCATCGATTGCAGCCTGCACGACCAGAACATCGCCTGCCGTTGGAATACCGTTCTGCCTACCCTCAAATAAGAAAAACTCAGCGAGATATCCCGGAGCCAAAGGGCGGCGAAATGCCCATGCTTTGAACACACCAGGCACAGCAAGTGCTACGGTTTCGTAATCCGTCAGACGCCCACCCGATCGAGGATTACGTTTGCGGTGCAATGCGCGTGCGCGAAGATTATCATCATCCTCGACATCAGCACCGCCACCAAGGCCCGCCGCGCCAACTGTCGCCTCTTCACCGATCGTGGGCCATAGCACCGGATCAGCAAGCGTCAGAATGCCGTCAGCATCACGATTGGTGTTGGCCCCGGTTGGCTCGGCCTGCACCTGAAGAACAAGCACACCCAATGGCGAAGCGGTTGCAGGTGCTGTGCTGACGTAGGTTATGCCGCCAGACACAAAGCGGATGCCCGCCGCGTAGGTGACGTTTGCAGCTGCCGATACAGATATCGTTCCGGATGCTCCGGAAGCGCCCTTGCGGAATATGCCGATATCACTTGCGTGCAGCGCCAGAAAACGGCCGGTCGCGGTGGAAAGGAACAGCTGCTTTGTCAGCCAGGCCATGCGTAGTTCAAATTCGTGACTGATACCGGCCAGAACCTTGGCGACAACGGTCACAAAATTGGTGTTGAGCGCAGCATCCGTGCCCTTCATATACTGGCGGAATGCGCCGCGTGTGCGAGCGGAAATGTCAGCCAGCGAGCGGATTGTCCACGCCATCTATCTGCCTCCAGAGCAATTCATATTTTTTGTCAAAAGTGACTTCGCCGTTTCGCCCGTAGATCGTAACAGCGAGATCGAGACGACTGTTTGCGCGGTCCGCTACGGCGGCGACATCAATGCGAGCAACAGCACTTTGTGAGAGGAGCGGCTGCAGCGCCTCACGCGCATAATCCTGTGCCTCAATCTCTATGCCGTCAGTGAGAGCGCTGCGCCTCAACAGCCACAAGCGCGAACCGATTGGCTGCTCACCGTCCATCACATCGAAACTGTTACCAAACCAGCCACGGTTATCATCGCCGTCGCGTAGCTCGCTTTGCTCAACACGCGCATCGGTCATCAGATGGATAAGAACCTGCGTTGCAAGCCCCTGCTCTGCCCGCAGATCTCCGGGTGCATCTGGATGCGTCAGCGGATTGATTGCGAGGTCGCCAACGATGCCGTCCCAGATAAGATCAGGCGCGCGGTAAGGCTCCTCGGCATCGTCGACCGGAATAATTTTCAACATGTCATGATCCGCTTTGCGCGTTTAGTGGCTGTGGTTGGCGGTGTTGCCACCTTCGTCGACAATAGATCCTGTGGCGTGAATGTTGCCGGTCACGTTCAAATCGCCCTGCAACGTGGCGTTTCCGACAAACTCAAACAAAGGAGCGACCAGCCTGATCTTGGTTCCAACCATGCTAATAATGTTGCCGCTAGCATCGTAGATCGCGGTACCGCCACCCGGAATATTCTGTGGCCGGTGCGACGGATGCTCACCGCCGATCACATAAGCCTGATCTGGGTCATCATTCGGCGAGATCAACAGCGCCTTGGCACCCTTGACCGGCATCGACATGAAACCATGAGACTCGATACGGTGGACACGGGTGTATCCATCTTTGAACATTCCGCGACCGGAAACGAACTGTTGGCCACCACGCTCGACATTCTCGCCATCAAGTTCAATTCGCTTGCCGGACATCATTCATCCTCATATTCGACATTGATCTTGCCGGGCGCGCTGTAAGCCTGCGACGATTTACCGCGGGGATTTTCACCGCCGAGAGCGCGGGGATCTGCCAGCGTCAGCGTTGCGGTGGTTCCTGCGCTGTCACCAGCGGTTTCCTGCGAGAGCGATACAGACTTGATCACCATCATACCCTTGATGCCGATCCAATCATCCTCGACGTAAACCAGCCAGTTGCGAGACCAGATCTTTCCGCCTGCATCACGCCATCCGGTAACTGTAATGGTTGCTGTCGCGCTGTTGCCAACGCCGCGCTTCACCGCCCAGTCAGCCCGCTTTCTCAACCGATCGAGCGTGGTTTCACCTTCATGCGGAATGATCAGCGTGCGAGACCGGGAAACTCCCTTGTCGCTGGCAGTCGTTTCGCCACGCAGCTGCTGCTTGGCTGTGCCGTCAGTCGCCTGACCACGAACCCGCACCTTGCTGTAGCGACCACGTTCGGTCAGTTGCGATGACGCACTTTCGATGTTCTTGCCGAAAAAAAGCCCGCCTTTGTGGGTGCCTTCCGGCTTGGTTGCCAGCTTCAGCTTGCCTTCCGGCGTGTCGTAGATCAGAACGCCACGTCCGCGAGCACGGCGCTCCAGCGTCTTGAAAAGCGTTTCCCCAGTTTTCAGCTTGTGGCGAGGCTCGACAGGCAGAGAGCCATCACTTTCAATGCCGATACCGGCACTGTCAAATTCCTTGGCAATCGCGGCGAGATCCTTGTCCAGCACCTCACCCGAAGCGTGCTCGACTGAACACTCGGTGGCGTCGACCGTGCGTGAACACACGGAAACCGACAGCGATCGACCTGTGGCATTGTGCGCCGGATTGACATCCCGCACCTGCCCGGTCAGCAGCAGATCATCACCAGCCTTGATCGTAACCTTTTGACCCGGTGAAACCGGCACACCGGAGCCAGTAATCACAAGGTCGAGACTGGCGGTGCGTACAGCCTCTTCTGCCGAGCTATCGATCGTGATCGACTTGTACGGCGGCAGGCCGTCAATGGTCAGCGTCTCAAACATGGAAACCTTCAGGATGCCAAGGCATCAAATGTGGTTGGCATCACCAGTGGCGTGGCAGCACCCGCTATATCGACCATGCCTTGAGCGCGCTTCGCATCACCATAAAGCTGGTATGCCAATATGGTGGAAGGCAGTGAAATGCCGGTTCGAACATTAACAATCGGCGCGGCGTTCGCGGCGATATCGGAAATCACCCGTACAGATATCGCAACGATCGACGACAGCCAGGCGTAGAGATCCGCACCGTCACCGCCGAGACTGGAAGCAGCAGACAATCCTGCATCACCAGCCTCGGACACGCGAGAGCGTACCCGCCGTGCCTCCGGTCGGGATGGCCATGTTATCCGCCCACCGGCAATCGAGAGCGCCAGTGCTTGCATGATGCTGCAGGCAGAAAACGTTTCGCCAGTAACAACAGGCAGCAAAGCCAGCTGGTCGAAATGAGCGGGTGCGCTCGCATTCTCTGCAACGACACGCATCAGGTCGAGCACTTCTGGCGCAAACAGTTCCGGCGACAGATCACCGGCAACAACGGTGCGCGCCTTGATATCAGCCAGATCCTCTTCATCAACAACGATGGAGGCTGACAGATCAGATATCCAGTTGAGTATGATTTGTCTGTCAGCAGCCATGCGGTTCACCGAAAGAAGGAAGCCATTTGTGACGCGGCAGAAACAAAGGCATTGCTGACCGCAACGCTGATATCTGCCGGTGAAAGAACAGCCCCGGCATTAATCTGCCAAGGGATAAAGTTTGCATCAAAGGCGATGTAACCGGCCCGATCTTTTGTGCGGCTGCGGCGGAAAGTGGCGCAGGTCGCCATCATTCCACCGTCCATTGGCAGAACCAACCGGCCCGCACCTTCGGCAAGGCAAACAGTTTGTAGTGCGAGCGCCTGTGCATCAGCAAGGTCACTGACCAGATAGGCTGTCACGTCAAACTGTGGCGTCAGCAGTCCAAGCTCTTCCAGCTCGGTTACCCGGCCACCAGCCTTTTCATGCAGCGCCAATCTTTTGCCGCCGCTGAAATCATCCCAGTCGACCCAGAAGGGAACGCCGCGATAACTGGCGCGGCGCAGTGTTTTTGTCCAATCCCTCATGGGCAACCACCTTTAATATCCACCACCGCCACCGCTCGGCAAATTCGCCGATGCTGGCATCGAACGACCTCGATCGGCATTGACCCCGGCTTGACCGCCCACAATGCTACCTGCGATGCGGACATTCTGGAGCTTATTTGCCGCCGTATCGATCTGACGTGCAACATTGAGAAGACTAGACAGCAAGCTATCGCCTGCTTGCTTAACGCTGGCCGCCCCATCTTCTATTGCACGGCCTGCCGCCTCACCACTGGTCTCGATTTTGCGGCTGCTTTCAATCAGGATGCCGCCCATACCTTCCATACCAAGGGAAGCGGGATCAGCCTCGCGCAAACGTCTGCGGCGCTCTTCTGGCGGAAGAGCCGTATTTAAGGTGCTGCGCTGACCGTTCGAATTACCGATGTTCTCACGACCTTCCCCATACTGCTCATACTGCTCACGCATGATGCGGTACTGTTCTGCAGACATCATGGGTCGCGGCATGGGAATTGGCGGCAAGCCGGTTCCACCACCCGGAAACTCAAGCACGTTGTTAACACCAGACCGGCCCTGACCATAAAGGCGGTATTGATCGGCGTTTTTGTTCACACGCTCCTGATAGGCCTTCTCATCCCGACGCTGGATATTGTATTCATGAACGTCGATAAGCTTGCCTTCACCGACCCGCTTCATTGCTTCACGATAGGCCAAGTCGGCGTTCGCCCGATCCAGATCACCGGACCCATAGGTGCTTGGATTATCCTTGAGGTACTCGTTGACGAACTTGTCATGGTCCTGTCTCACCTGTTCAGGACTTTGCCCCTCAATCGCCTTTTTCCGCTTATCCATTTCGACAAGGGCTTCATTCACTTGCCGCATAGCTTCGTTCAGCCATGGCAGCACAAGGCTGTCACCTATTTCAATAGCTATCCCTTTGAGATTGCTTTTGAGGAGAGTTAGCTGCGAATTAAACAGTTCAAGCCGCTTGTTCTGAGACTCTACAATTGAGTTTGACGGGTTCTCGACGTGCCGTTGCGCCATAGCCAGATTGCGCATCAGTTCCGGCAGACCAGCAACCAGACGCATGGTTTCATCGTCAAAACCTTCACCCAAAAGCGCCCCAAGCAGACCTGCACGTTTCTGGTTGTTCAGTCCTGACACGCGGTTTAGGAAGAACAAAAGACGCTGATTGCCCGTCAGCTTAGTGAATTCTTTCATGCTCCCGACGATTTGTACAAGAGCGCGCGATGATTTCGGAGACAGGTTTTCAGGGGCCAGCAGTTTGCCGGTCAGCGTATCCATTGCACGCGCACCGACTTCTGCTGGCATTTTCAGGTTCAGCATTGCCGCGCCGTAGGCCGCTATTTCTTCCGGCGTCATCCCAAAGTTCTTAAGTGACGCACCGGCCCGGTCGATAAAGTCAGCAATATCGGTTTCATCTGCGATACCACTGTCCGCAAGGTCGTTGATGAGCGACGCGTAAGCCGTGAGATCTTTACGGGCCATCCCAAGCCCTGCGGTGAAACCGGCAAAGACGTTACCGACATGCTCGGCAGTGCTGTCCCAAGCATCTGCCACACCGGCCGTCAGCTTTGCGAAATCGCGAAGCTCATCCAGAGGAATACCCGCAGCAGCACCCCGCTCAAACCCACTGGCTATCTCATCTATGGAGACGGGCAACTCTTTGGCCAGAGACATGATCTCACCGCGAAGTTTAGCCATCTCTTCGCGTGAGGCACCCGACTTTTTCTCGATATTGAATAGCGCCTGCTCGAAATCAGCCGCCGCTTTGGTCGAATAAATTGCTGCACCGGCCAATGCGGCTGGACCAGCGTAGCGAGCCATCGACGCCATGACCGCCATCGTCGTGCGCGCCATGGCCGTCTGCCGCTGGTTAAATGCAGCGGCCCGTCGATCAACCTGATCCATCTTGCCAGCAAGCGTGCTGAACATTCGACCTGTTCGATCTTGTCCGGTGATTTTTAACCTGGCTTCGACTTCACGCATCAGGCTTTAGACCTCTCTTGAAAGGCAATGTAACGGTCAGCCCATCCGAGAATTTGAGCCGCAGTCATTTGCTCGACGTCTTTGATGGGAAAACCTAGTTTGAACACGAACCAGTCGGCTACGTCGCCGACGGATCCGTGTGAAGAAAAAAACCGCAGATAGCCCTTTCAAGCGCCAAGGCATCCAGCGCGGAAATCCCCGAAATATATTCATACCCCGGCTCAATAATCAGGCGCTGCGCATAAGCATCAACAACATCAGGATAGCTGACCAGCATGTTGGTTCCACGCGGACCGGGCTGCAATTCCTGCGGTTTTCCTAGGCCTGACATGTGGGTATCGGCAAAAGTGGCCTCGCGCAGCGTGATACTGTCGAAAGACTTACTTTCTGCACCCCCGGTGTACGTACGGCTAAGCTTAACCGTTACCTTGGTCATGTCTTCGTTTTCCGGTAATTCTCATAGACCAAGGTTGCGCCAGTCACCTCGCCATTCATTCGATTGACGGTGGGATCACCAGAGATAAAAGCTCTGGTGAAGTAATGGGTCACACCGGAAAACTCTTCGATCAGTGTTGCGTTAAAGCGCGCTCCGGCCAGAAGAGCATCCAAGTCCAGATCGTTATCTGCAAAACTGATTTCACAGGTCCCCGGTTTGACTGTTGCCGATCGGTCGACGCTGCCATCCTGGTTGGCAACCGGTTCGACAGACGTTCGGGCTGGTGACATATTAACCGTTGCACGCAGCGGAAGGAGTGCGCCGGTGGAAAGACGGAGCGTCATCCGTCCGCCAAAATCATTGCTCATGGATCAATCCTTTCGTGAGCGACCGCTTAGCGGAACTGGCTGTAAACCTTCGCGACACCGGCAAAGATGTCGAGGGCGTTGACGAAATCGAGCGGCAGGTGCGCATTGACGCGGTTCGGGTTCTCAGTGTCGCGAAGAACCACCATTGCCTCAAGCGCCGCGTCACTGTTTTCCAACACGCCACTCATCGAGGCATAGGAGTGGTACAGCGTGGCCTTGATATCCTTGACCGTAGAGATCGCATCAAGGTTACCGGGGTTGCTGTCCGCCAACGCCTTGTTCGAATGCTCGTAGGCCAAATCAGCACGGAACTTTTTCAACGCATATGTCAGCTGAAATACCCGCTGAATATCGCGGAACGTCGTATCTGGCGCACCGTTGGTGGTTTGATGGTGCGTCACGATCTTGTCGATGCACACGTCACCGTTTCGGTTCACGCTCCACGTAGAAACACCATTGCTGACAAAGGCGTTTCGGGTGGCATAGTCCATCCAGTACTGCCGATCACGAGGTGCAGAAATACCCTCAACCACAAGACCGGTCTGGTTGCGCGAGACATCGCCATTCGCACCACCACCGAGCCATGGAGCTTGGCGACCTACGAAAGCTGCCGCCCATTCATAATCGGGCTGCGCAAAACCGCCATTAGCAAAGCGCGGGATCATCGCTAGGTGCCACGTGTCTCTTGCCAAAGCAAAGGTCGTTAGATTGGCGCCTGTGTCTGTCTTTGGATAGAAGACGTGGCCGTAGATCTGCTGAGCGTACGACCAGCGACCGGAAACTTCGCCGAGGAAGTCATCGAGAACACCAAGACTGGTAGCATCACCAAACGGGACTACCATTATTTCAAACGGATCGTCGCTGAGTGCGGCGAGAATACTGCTCAGCGACGGCACACCTGCACCAGGTGTTGCGGTCGCAAAGGTAAACAGACCAGAGAAAGCATTGATACGATCAAGGATAGGTACATAGACATCCAGACCGCTGGCGTAGGTGCCCTTATGCCGCGCAGTCAGCGTGACCACGTTTGTTGCGACGGTCGCAGTGAAAGGCAGGCTCTTGCCGGTCAGGCGGTTGTAATAGCTGTTGATCGCCGCACCAAGCGCTGTAGCAATCTGCGCAGCCGTCATTGCCGCTGGCAGTTCAACTGAGACATCTTCACCGGCAATCTGCAGAACACCCTGCCCGCCTTCAGCTGGCGGTGCACCAATGGTGATTGTGCGGATCTCGGCAGTTCCGCTGTCTGCGACGCGACCCAGCCAGATTTCCTGCGTCGGCGCATTCTTGCGGGCAGCAATAAACATGCTTTCCAGCATCGAACCTGCACCGGCAAGGATGCGGGCATCATTGCGCGTGTTGCAGATGACAACGCCGTTTTCGGGCAGATCACCAGCAGCAACGCCATAGCCGAGGATCAGCATGCGGGTTTCCGCTTCGAACTGACCACCGGACTGCACATCGAAGGTGAAGATCGGAGCCGTCAAATTGGCAGGAATATTGGATGCCATTATTTGGCCCCTCCATTTTTACCGGTAGCGACCGGTGTTTCGACTTTGACGAGGTCGCCATCGGCAACGAGGCGCGCCTCCCAACCAGAGGCAAAATTCACCGATCGCCCATCTTCCGGCCAATCCGGCTGGCCATGGGGCATCGGCACGCGCTTGCCCGGCGCGGGTTTGTAAATATCAGGCATGGGAAGGCTCCAGATCAGGAGGAGGGAAAATTGACCGTAGCACCCGGCACGATACTGCCGGTGCGCATATCGACGCCTTCGAAAGGCATTGGGTTTTGCGCTGGAAACTGCAAGGCCAGCGCCTCCAGCTTCGCACGCGCGTAAGATTGTGTCGGTAAGGCAGCGAGCACTGAAGCACATGGCTCGGGTAAACCGCCGGCCTGAGAGAAGACATCGTCCTTGATCGAAAAACGGTACTTCATCATGATACGATGATAACGCAGGCCAAGCTCCGGTACCGCAAAGGTGGGCTCGTCCAGGTCTTCGATTTTCCGTACAATCTTGCGAACCAGTGGCGAAACATCAATCAGTCGACGAACCTGACTGCACAACGCCGCCAGGATCATGCGCCCCTCCGGATCGGTTTCAGCAGCATCGGCGAAAGCGCCGTCGTCATCCTGAACCTTCACCATCAGCTCCGCGACGATCTCGATCTCGGTATAGGCGATAGTGTCCCAGTTGCTAGACGCATCGCCGCGCAGATTGACGCCACTGGATGTTGTAAAAATGGAAAGACACGGCAACGCCGTGTCATCGGCACGATCGAGATCCTCAACAGGCGCTGGTCGGCTGTCGTACACACGACCGGCCGCCAATGTCGGATATGCCGCACCACTTGTGGCCACGTCTGTCGGAAGAAGAACTTCGATCAGCGCAAGTCTCAGAGCTTCAGCAGATAACATTATACCCTCGTCAGGTACCAAGCGGGCCTGCTGGAACCGTCTTTTTCAATGGCCGCAATTTTGTAAGTATCGGTACCGGACTGAATGTGATCACCACGTTTTGGCAAATAGAGCCAAGTGCCAACATGTGCGGAAAGTACCGCATCATAGGATACTGTCTTGGCGTTGCTACCGGGGTCATTCGACAAATGACGCGCGATACGATCACTGGGCGGCTCCAGATCAATGGTGCCGACGAAAGGAAACGGTTCGCGAGATGGATCAGGCCCGCCTTTGTGGTTGACCGTCAGTCCCGTTGTCATGGGAATAAGCTGGCAGTCCGTAACGTCAAAGATCTCGGCGCATGCCGTCTCTGTGAAGGCACGGGCTGCCTGCCAATCAACCATGAGGTTATTCCTTCAGTGCGGCGAGTTCTGCCTCTGCCGTGGCAAGTTCACCGGAAGCCTTGTCGAGTGCGACGGTGTCGGTACCGGCATTAGCAACAGCAATCTCGGCCGCTTCAACTTTCTTTTCAGCGTCAGCAATCTTCGCAGCTGTCTGTTCGTCGTTATCGGTATCGGCTTGCGGCTTTTCTTTGCCAGGCTTTCCGCGTTTGGTCTTTTTTGTGGCCACGACATCATCTGCGTCATCTTCGTCATCAGAAGCTTCGACCGCAAATCGATCATGCACCAGGTGCTGACCGTAGGTTTCAGGAACCTCGACGGTTTCGTGTGCCTGGCAATGCTTGTCGGTCTCAAGCCCAAGCACTGAAGCGGGAATGATCCCGCCCTTCGGAAACATGATAAGCATTGTTTTCTCAGTCATGATAAAATCCTCTTCCTGTTTCGAAGAACCAGCCTCGCTGACCCTATGAAACAGGAAGCCAAAGAGGCTTCCTGTAATGGTTTGCTATAGCTTCGGCCGATCAGGTGAGAGTGAGACGGCGCAAGGTCTGCGGGCGAGTGCAGAGCGAAATGGCGTTCATCTGGACTTCGAGGTCGTAGCCCTTGCCGTTTAGCTTTTCGATCGCTCGGCTGTAGAATGGCAGACCGGGCGTGTTGACCGTTTCATTGTAATCCGCCGGTGCAAAGCGGGTAATGAACAGATCTGGAACGCCAGTCATCACTACACGAGCTTCGTCGTGTGCGATGTATGGAGAACCAAGGTCAGCAGTTGCCTTTGC